GTCGGTGAAATTGCCCGCATCCTCGTGGATTTTCATGCGGTGATAGAATAGCGTAACACCAGCATCCTGTGGAGCCTGCCAGATGTACAGTCGCGGGGTGATGGTACGCTGGAAATAGTATTGGAACGGGCGCTGGCCGAGCTGCGCCTTGTTCGGGATTGCGTCGTATTCAGCGCGGCTGATTGGCGACATCATAAGGTCGGTAGCCTGAGCGCCTGACATGGTGCGCGTATAGACCTGAAGGATTGACACAGTACGCGGTTCAAGGTCGTAATAAAGCGTACCGGGCGTCAGAACGATACTCTGCAGATCCACAGCCCACAGGTTTGGGCCGTTGTTTGCCCAGTCCGAAAACATGTAGTTGATGGATCGGCGCGCACTGTCGATGTCATTCGATGCCAGAGATGCAGGATTACGACCGACGCGCTCATACGCTTCAGTGATAATATCGATCTGTTCGGTGTCACCGAACGTATACTGTCCACTGCTAGTCATCTGAACCTCGCCGTTTTCTTAGCGATGGATTTTGGCTGGGCTACAAACTGCTTCCCAGCCTTCTTTCCTTCGCGCTTGGCTTTAGTTGTAGCAGCATATTCAGCCGGCGTCAGCGATTTAATGGCTTCCTTTGGAAGATACCGTTCACCCGTCTTACTGGACGGTTTCCCAGACTTGGTGGTCCATTTCTGGTTCGTCCAGTCCTTGAGGGATTGCTGTGGTTTTCTAATCGGCATATCCGCCGCCTTTAGCTTTATATGACTTAGCCAAAAGCTGACTCTTCCGGGCCGACCATTGACCTGCCTTCGTGCCTTGAGTTTCGCGGGCCTTGATGCTTTCAAACAGGCGCTTGCGGAGGCCGGGCTTCGTGTAGTTCCCGGCCTCATTCACACGCGACTCTTTGCGTCCACGCATTACTTCTTCTTCTTAGCCGGAGCTTTTTCGGCAGCCGGAGTTTCTTCGACAGCGGCAGGCGTTTCTTCAACGGCGGGCGTTTCTTCGACAACGGCGGGCGCTTCGGCCACAGGCTCAGGAGCCGACTTGAAGCCGAGCATCATCTCAAGCGATTCTTCAGTTACCTTTTCCCAGTCTTCTTGAGAAAGGCAGATTTCCTGCTGATCACCATTGGCGTTTGTGTAGCGACGAAGGATCATGATTAACTCCTATTAGTTATAATATTTCGTCATCTCAAGGATGAGTGTGTAAGTATCACCACTAGACGCGTCAGCAGTACTTAGCAAAATATTTCCAGTTTTACCGGCACCAGCGTTGTTTCGAAGTCCACCAAAATTTGACAGGTCGAATGTATATTGGTCGTTCTGTGCGGATCCAAAGAAAAACACGTTACTGGTTGCGCCCCAGAAAAGACGAAACTCCATCCCGTGACATGCTGTGTGGATTTTCTGAACACTCACACCAGTACAGGCTTGACCAAGAGCGTTGGCTGCGAGGTTGGCAACATTAACCTTGGTCACGAGCGATTCGCCCGTAGCATCTGAAATGTTCGTGAACAGCATAACAGCGGTTGTCTGATTATCGACCAGCGTCTGAGAAGTTACTGCATCAGCCATTATTTCATTCCTTTAAGAGTCATAGCGAGACGGGCGCGCTGGCCCATTTTGCCGGGCTTCTTAGCGGCTGCCTCCAGCTTCCCGGCAGGGATCGGCTTGCCAGCTTTAGCGCCAAGCGCTTTACGAAGTGCGCCGGGCTTCTTAACAGCTTCGGCAATCCAATTCTTTTTTCCACGCATATTAGCAATTCCACGCTTTACGGGCCAGACGAAGCCGTGACTTCGGATCTTTGGCCGCTTCAGGAAACATCTTCATTTGCCCAGCAGAGCGCGCACAGTAACTATCTCTGCGCTTCCCACCTTCCGGCTGCGGACGCTTTAAGTTCGATCCAGTGGCTGCATTATACGCCTTACGGCCAGCTTCATTTAAGCCGCCCTTCGAATTCTTATGCTTAGCCTTGAACTGAAAATCTTTCTTCGCCCGCATTACAATCTCCATGTAACTAGGGCGACCCGAAGGCCGCCCCAATCATTAGGCTTGTGTTACGCCATAGAGGCCGGTCTGAGTATCGTCGTCAAGGACGAATACCCAAAGTGTCAGCCGCTTAGAAGCGTCGGCAGCGTCGGCAGGAGCAAAAGTGCCGCGAACGTCGCCAGTTGTGGTTGTTGCGGTTGTCGCATCGGCGGCAGTGAATGTGCCAGTCGTTACGAATGCAGAACCCCAAGCAGTCAGAACGTAGTTGCGGGCGTTCGCACGGATAGGAAGGCCGAACACGTCACCTGTACCGACAAAGAAGTCGGTTGCTGCAGCGGATGCCGCAACGCTGGTGATTGTCTTAAATGCCTTCTTGCCAGCAACAGCAGTCGTGCCATTCAACGTAATGGCTTCCGACATCGGAATACCATAAACGTCGGTGCCAGTAACCGTCAGAACAGCCGTGGCTGCACCAGCAGCGTCAACAATGACGTTGCGAGGAACGTCAAGGGTAACAGTGCCACCAGATGCCAAAGCGCCGTTTATAAGTGCGTTACCAGCTGCTGCCAATGTTTGCTGAGCGCAGATGCCATCTGCATCCAAAGCCGCAGGAACCACGTTATAAACATTGATTGGCGACAGAAAGACACCCGGTTCCGAAGCAGTACCGTTATTAGCAAAGTTCCTACCTGCCCGAACACCATCAGAGAAGTGAGTCATGAATTTTCTCCATAGTTAGGGGGTGACGGATGCCACCCCCTGAGTCCGATTAGGAAGCGCCCTGTGAACCCCAGCCTGCGCGGAAGTTCGAGCAACCGAACGAATAACGCTCAATGGCTTTCGCCTTGAGGTTGTCGGTGTCGAAGTCCGTGTAGACATCGGTTTCGAGAGCTTCACGCTCATAGTGCTTGAAGCCGTTTGGAGCGTCGGTGAGCAGGAACCAAGAGTTGGTGTCCGTCAAGAACATGTTGACGCGATGACCCTGCGGAACCGCCGAGTTGTTATAAATCGCGTTGATGTCGTTGTTTGCTGTATCGACGCGGAACTGCGATTGGAGCAGGCGAGTCGCCGTCCACTGCAGTTCGGCTGGAACGATGAGCTTCGTAGGCTTCGTCATGATGCGGAGGCCCGCAGCATCACGGAAGCGCTGAACGCCAACGATGGCGTCCTGAAGCGACGTTTCGTTCAAGTCAGCTTGCACCGTGAAGGTGTTAGCGACAACACCGTTTTCAATCGGGTGCTGAGTCGAGAACAAAGGCTGACCGTCACCGATTGGGAAGTTCGACGAGAAGCCGTTGTTTAGAACGGATGCGCCGAGAACTTCTTTGGTCTGTTCCATCGACTGACGAAGAGCCTTCGCCTGCAGTGGGAACGACGATTGGTAAAGGTTGTCTTTGATCGCCTGACGGGTGATGATGAAACCAATGCTGGTGTAACGGTTTACGTAGTTCGTTACATAGCGTTGACCCATTTCGCCGTAAGCGGTCGAAGCGCCTTCTGCCTTGATCTGAGCCAAGCCGAGCAGCTTGACTTCGACTTCGATTTCAACAGCCTTATCGGATGTGTGCTTCTCGAAGATTTCCGACCACTGACCGGGGTACATTGGATAGTCGCCGAAAACGGCGGCCAAACCGGGCCGGAGCAGATCGCGGATTGCGGTGGTATTAATAGCCATTTTAAATTCTCCCTACTGGCGTATCAGAGGCCGGTCACGCCACCCTTATACAGGTGGTTGTTGAGGACGACGAGCCAGTTAGCAAAAGCGCCAACAGCGTTACCCGGAGTTGGGTCGAGCTGGAGGATTTTGCAGTTCAGCGTGCTAGTATCGGCTTCCGTTGCATTGTTGATCGAAACGGCGGACGAACCCGTCGAAGTCGAACCAGAAGTGTACAGGAAGTTGATGTTCAAGCCACGATCAGCGAGAGCAAGCGGAGTGCCCGCAGCGCCCGAAGCGTTCGTTTCTTGAATCGAGAACACTGTGTTCGGATCGTCAATCACGAGAGCTTCAACGACAGAGCCGGTGAGAACGCCCGGGTTGCCCGGCCAGTAGTTCATGAATTTTACAACGCCAGTGCTGTCGGTGTACTTGACACCCCAGAAAACACCAACGCAGGTTGAGCCTGCAACGCCGACACCGAGTGTGCCGTCAGTAAGAATTGTTACAGGATCGCCACGGAACAATGCAGTCGCGTAGGCGTTTGCGATTTGGTAAGGGTTAGTCGCGCCAGTCCAAGCAGATCCATCAAGTTTCTTGACGGGCTGAAAACCATTAGGCGCATTCGTGCCGTAAGACATACGGTTTCTCCATGCTAAAATGAATGATTGGGCTTTAACCTGCCTGCTAGGTGACGCGATACGTAACGCGACATCGAATCGACTACCCGCCGTAGGAGTGGATACGTGACCACCATCGAAGTGCAGGATACGTGACCTGCGTCGAGAATGCGATAATTAACTCAATTCAACACATGCGTCAACAACATAAAAAAGCCCCCACCCAGTTTCCCGGGCGGAGGCAGTTTCCACAGCGCTAATTCGTGCGCCGTGGCCGGAGGTTAATCCTTAAACGAAGTGACGCGCTCAAATCCAACACTACTGTCGTCAATGCGCGGCATATTCGGATCCGACTGACCAGTCCAAGCCACATCCTGCAGAACTTCCATATTCTCGATGTCGCGTTCCTGACGTGACATTTCCACGTCTGCTGTGATCCGTTCGCAAAGAATAAGACCGCCGCGACGAATAACCGTTGCTTCCATGCCTTCGTGACCGGGCAGCGGAGGCGGAACCATTTCAGAGTGGCGAGCTGCCGGGACAGGCTGCCATCCGCGAACCATGCGATCCGTCATGTTGTCGGGATCAGGCTCGTTGAGCGTTGACTCACGAACCCAAGCATACGTCATCCCATCAGGGATCTTGTTGCTTGGAATGTGCAGCTTGGACTGAAAGTGCGTTTCAGACTGCGGACGCATATCCGAGCTGCGGGTTGTTGCTGTGCGGCTCTGAGCCACTCGTGATACTCTTGCCATAATACTTTACCCCTTCCTTTGCTTTAACATAAAGGCAGCGTGATATCGCTCTGCCTCTGCGTCGGTCATGCGCTGACCATTTGGTTTTTTGTATGCTCCTGATGCGGCCATGTTCCGAGCAAATTGGCGATCAGCCGCTGACATGACAATTTTGGCAGTACGCTTCGTAGGGCTGTCGGAACCTCCGCTACGAACGACTGGAGCGACTGTATTTTCTCGCTTCATCTTTGGTGTTGCCTTCTTAGGGGCTGACCTGTCTGGAATAGCATCGGCAAACTCAGCCCGCATGTGCTTGTCGATTTCCTTAAAGTAAGAAGAGCTTCCAATCTCATCCGCACGACCGTCGGCTTTAAAACGACGTTCCAAACGGCGAGCAAAAATTGTGGCTTCTTCATGCATTTCAGCGTCAAATTCAGACGACTGAGGCTGGAACCAAGGGTTCTTCTCGATCCAGTCACGAGTACGAGGCTCCAGAGTTACCTGCTGTTGCTGCTGCTGAGGTTTTGGCTGGGCCGGAGCTTGCTGCGCCTCAACCATCTTAGCCTCAGCATCTTTGCGCCATGCGTCGATGCCAGACAGATCGTTTTGAAGCTGATTGAATTGCGCCTGCAATTCAGCCTGCTTGCGGCCGTCACCCATTGAGATTGCTTCTTCGATCTGCCCAAGAACCACATTAGCATCACCACGCAGGCGTTGCTCATAGTGGGTCATCATAGCAATGTCGGATTGCTGCCTTAATGTGGCTTCCTGCTGCAGCTTAGCCTCAACCTCTTGAGCGCGTCGTTCAGCTTCTTGAGCCCGGCGAGATAGTTCGGCAATGCGCCGTTCTGCGTCACGCTTGCGAGGGCGAGGCTCTTCTTCCTCTTCCTCCGGCTCGACCTGATCATCGTCTTCAGCTTCGGCTTCCTCTGCATCATCCTCGGAGTCTTCTTCCTCATACTCCTCTTCGTCTTCAGCAGCAGCTTCGCCATCTTCCTCGGACTCGTCCAAGTAGTCAACTAGATTGCCACCAACGTCATCGTCATCAAGTTCAAGCTCAACACTATCGGTAGGGCCTTCTTCAAAAAGTGGAAGATCCAACTCTTCTGGGC